TAAGCCCTTTCAAGAAAGATAAGAATACTGTTTGGATCGAGGGAAATGAGGATAACACTAGTTATGAGTTAGCTGATTTCTGTAAACAAGCAGTCCAAGGCAATGCCACCATTCTAGAAGTATTTTTTAGCGACAAAGTATATGAAACCAGTCCAGCACATCAGGAGATGAAAGAGAACTGGAAGAAGTTTATTGACACCCATAGATTCATAGCAGCTAGTAGGGGTTATGCCCATAACCAATGGAACAAGTTTTATAACTTTGAAGATACTGGTTTACTTGGTCAGAAAAGAACAGCTAAATTCGCCATAGCTTTCCTGAGGGTAATGTGGCAATGTGAACAATTCCTACTTACTGGAGAGTTTAAGTGTAGTGTTAAAGATTGTGATTATTACGATTTAATGCGTAGGATTAAGCCTATGAATATTGATGAGATTCAGGGGCTAGTTCCAGAAGTAATAGCAGCTATGTCCGATATGAATATGAGAATAAGCATGGCTGAATCAAAAAGTGAGTTCATAAACATGAAGCCAGACTTAGATTGGATTGAAAAATTTATAGTAAGAGCATATGAAAAGGAGAAATAATGAAGGTACTTTTATTGCGTGGTCTCCCCGCATCAGGCAAGTCCACCTATGCAAAGGAGTTAGTCTCTAAAAACCATAATTGGGTTAGAGTGAACAAAGATGACCTAAGAGCTATGATGAATAACGGAGAGTTCTCTGGTAAGTTAGAGAAGCAAGTTATTAGAACCGAACGAGAAATTGCAGAGAATGCCCTTAAACTTGGCAAGAACGTCGTGATTGACGATACAAACTTTAACCCAACACATGAAGAGTATTTTAGAGATTTAGCCGTGAGATACAATGCAGAGTTCGAGATTAAGTTTTTCGATACTCCATTAGAAGTATGTATGGTTCGTGATAATAAGCGTCCTAATGGTGTAGGAGAGACTGTAATTCGTAGAATGTATAATCAATACTTAAAATCAGAACCAGCTGTCTATGAGCATGATAGAAGCCTTCCAACGGCAATTATATGTGATATAGACGGCACGCTCGCCCACATGGAAGACAGAATCCCCTACGACTGGAGTAAGGTTGGCGAAGATAAGGTCGACCCGATTATTAAGAACTTACTCGATGCAGTACAATGCTACTGTCTCATTATTTTAGTCTCTGGACGTGATGAAGTGTGTAGAGAAGAAACAAGGAAGTGGTTAGAAAAACATGATATTCCCTATGTGCGACTGGTTATGCGTCCTGAAGGTGATATTAGAAAAGACTCAATAGTTAAGCGAGAATTATTTGAGAAATGTATCATACCTTATTATAATATTGAGTTTGTCTTAGATGACCGCAGCCAAGTTGTCGAGATGTGGCGAAGTCTCGGATTGAAGTGCTTGCAAGTAGCTGAAGGAGATTTTTAATGAAGATAGCAATGCATCAGCCAGATTTCCTGCCTTATTCTGGTTTTTTCTACAAAATCCTCAAGTCTGACATGTTTGATTTAGCTATTTTTGACCAATTCGAAAAGAATGGATACCAAAGAAGGGTTAAGTTTAATGATAGATGGGTGAATGTCGAGATAATTAACAGAAAGAAGTTGCCAGTAGCTACGCCTATCTGTGATGTGTTTGTTAGGGTTGCAGAAACAAAACATAATATTCTTAAAGCTATGGATCTTGAATACAGGAATACGCCAAACTATGAAAAGGTTAGGAAATCTCTTGAATACCGTTTAGGTGCAATAGAATTTGCCTGTGATAATAATATTATTGAATTGTGGCTCTTTAATCAGTTGCTTATAAAATGGGTTCTTAAATATTTAGGCGTAGAGAAATCCATTATGTATTCAAAAAAACCAACTTTACCGAAGTCTCTAGGCATCATTGAGATAATGAAAGAATGTTATCCAGAATATGACACTTATTTATCTGGAATTGGTGCTAAGGTCTATACTGGTGACGAGTTTGAGAAGGCAGGATTGAAGATTGAGTGGAGTAAACATAAAGCTAAGTATAATGATTCTATTATTGGAGTACTATGTAGAGAGAGAGACCCATTAGCTTGTATTTTGCAAGAGGAATAAGACGAGTAACCATGCTTGAGATAGGGGTGATACCCCTATTTTTCATGGTATAATAGATGTAATAGAAAAATATGGAAGGAGTGTATGGAAGCCCAATATAAAGTTGTTGAGGAAACTGAATTGGCGTTGGATGCCGTTAATCCAGCAGTCTATAATCCAAGAAAAATAAGTGGACAACAGTTTCAATCATTGAAGAAGAATATTAAGAAATACGGTATTCTCGAACGCCTTATTGTCAACAGGAGAACTGGCAACACATTAGTATCTGGACATCAACGCCTTAAAGTCGCAAGGGAATTAGGTTTAGAGACAGTACCAGTCCGTGTTATTGATTGTGATGAGAAGAATGAACAGATTCTCAATCTAGCCCTGAACAAGATTGAGGGTTCGTTTGATAATGAGAAACTTCAGAATGTAATGAAAGGTCTGTTTGAGTTTGAGGGGTTCAACAACGCAGACTTGGAAAACACGGGCTTTACGCAACAGGAAATAGACAAAATGCTTGCTGTGAAAGAGGCTGATGACGAAGATGGAGAATACCCGATTGTTCCGTATTTCAGCGAAAAGTATAATTACGCTATCATCATCTCTAAGAACGAGATAGATTGGACATACCTCATGAATGCCCTAGAGCTTCGTCCAGAGAAGTCCTATAAATCCACAGCAATAGGTTTAGGTCATGTAGTAGATTTTGATAGATTCCGTGAATTATGGGAAAAGAATAAGGGTAGGAAATGAAAGAATTAGTAAAAGTAGTCATCCCCTCATACAAACGAGCTGGCAGAGTTACAACCCTAAAGGCAGTATCTAACTGTTGCTTAGTAGTCCGTGAAGAGGAATATGACGAATATCTCAAACACTACCCTGATACTGAAATCATCACAATCCCAGATGGAGAGATTGAAAACGGCATAGCAGACACCCGTGAATGGATTATGCGTAATGTCAACAATGGCAATGTGTTCTTCTTAGATGACGACATCGGCAAGTTCATGCGTGCATACAACCCAGACCACTATGCCAGTATCAGATTCGAGAACCCAGATGTTATTCAGGACAATGAAGTAGACCCAGATATTATTTATGAGGTTATTCAAGCCGATGCCCACTTAGCTAAGCAAATGGGGGTTTATTTATTCGGCTTTACAGTTGCAGGCAATCCACGAGACTGCCCACCACAATCGCCATTTAAGTTCAATGCTATCTTCAGTGGTGGTGCTTTTGGTGTATTAAGAGGTGAAGAGGGATGTAAGATAAGTCTCCCATACCATGAACGAGGTGTAGCCTTATGTGAGGATTATTATTTGGTTCTGATAAATGCTTTCTTCCACAGGAAATGTTTAGTAGATTTTAGATTCCTGGAAAACTCCACAACATTCCGCAACACAGGTGGACTGAGTGAGTACCGCTCCACAGAGGGCGAGAAAGAAGCCTACCTTTACCTGAAAAAGAAATTCGGGAACGCCATTAAGCGTAAACCCCAAGGATACACTAATGACGGAAAACCCCGCAAAGCAAGTTCACCATACGAAAGAGTACTAAATTTGCCATTCTAACCGCATACAAAGTGATATACAAATGAATAGGTAAACTATACCAAATCCCCACAAAACACATCGCAAAATGGCTTATAGAGGGCTTAAATGATAAAATTAGATAGACAAAACATATTATGAAATGTTCGTAGGAGTAATCAAATGTTATACCACACAAAAGACAAGACATCAGACCTGCAAAAAGCAGTACTCGCCTCTATTACACCACATCCTATGGCACGAAAGGACTGGGCGAGAAATCAGGAACAGATTAGGTTGGCAGTATTCAAGACATGGGCTAGTTCACAGAGAATTCCTACTAATGAGGAAATTGCAAAGCTAACTGGTCTGCATGTAAAGACTGTTAGGAAACACTGGAGGGATTATGACCCAGAAGAGATGAAAGTTATTCTTAGAGAGTCTGCATCTACCCTGTTAAGACCAATGTTATTTGGTATGTATAACGGTGCAATGAAAGGCAAAGCAGACTGTGCTAGGGTAATTATGGAATTAGCTGGTGTGGCAGAGAAACAAGATACTACTATCAATATTACGAACAATAACGCCCAAGTTACTAAATTAGATGAACAAGAAGTAGTAAGCATTGAAGAAAAGATTAAGAAAATTGGACGTAGAATGGCTCGTGATGTTGAGTTAGGTGTGGAGAATAGTGATGCCGATACGCAACAATAAAACACAAGAAAACAACGAAAAAACGTGTAAAAACAACGAAAAACACGAAAAAAACGCACAAAAACATGAAAAAACGCAAGAAAATGACATAAAAACACAAGAAAACATGGAAATTCGCATGCAAAACGCAATTGAAGCACGTGAATTATTAAAGGAAGCTGCAAAGGTAAATTTGGCAGATTTCGCAGAAGTAGTGTTTGATTACGACAATAGTAAGCATCATCAGGAATGGTACAACATTTTGATGAACAAACTTATGTCGCCAAAAGATGGTGATATGGATGCAGAACTAGTACCAGCCCCCAAAGGTTGGGTTAATGAACGTATTGGTGTTATGGCTCCGAGGTCTCATGCCAAATCGAGTTGCTTCACTGTCGTCTATCCTTTATGGGTGATTGGCAATAATCCGAATATCCGTATCTTGATAGTGTCTAACTCTGCCAGTCAGGCACAAGCATTCTTGCGTGAAATTAAAGATAAAATCACAAAGAACAGTATGTATAAAGAGATGTTTGGCGATCTGTTCCCAGAAGATTCAAATGAACCAGGCGAGAAATGGACTAACCAAGAAATCATCGTCAGGCGTAAAGCTACACACAAGGACCCGACGGTGTCTGCTATGGGTGCAGGTGGAGCTATTCTGTCTAAGCGTGCAGATATTATTATTTGTGATGATATCCTGAATCTCGAAAACACAAGGACTGCCGCACAGAGGGAGAACATCAAGCAATGGTATAACGAGGTGTTAATGCCAGTACTAGAGCCGAATGGGATTTTGATAAATGTCGGTTGTATCCAAGAAGATGCTATGGTCCTACTTGCTAATGGAACATGGAAGAAGATAAAAGACATCAAAGTTGGTGAACTAGTAACTTCCATAGATGAAAACACTGGTAAGCGAGTGCGAAAGAAGGTTACTGCTGTATTGCCACAAGGAGAGCATGAGACTATTAAAGTAACTACAAAAATACACAAGTTAGATGTTACGCCTAACCACCCATTTATGGTGCTTGAAAATGGCAGGCTATCGTGGAAGCGAGCTGATGAGATTTCTATTGGAGACACACTTGTTGGGATTAAGGCTAATAGACATGGATATAAGAAAAGAACTCAGTTTGGTTTTGCAGGTAAGGACTTTTGTTGGTTATTTGGATTTCTAATTGGAGACGGATGGGTATCTAAAGGCAGTGGATGGTCTATATGCTTCGCCCCTGGTGTTGATGAAGAGCTTAATAAGAAGGTGTGTTTATTGTTTGAACGGTTCTTTGGTAGAAAGCCTATTCTTAGAGGCAATTATTACAGACTTGATACTAAACTAGGTAAAGATATATACGAACTTGGTCTTAATAAGCATGCAACCGAAAAGAGGATACCAGAATGGATCTTCAAATCAAGGATGTCAGAGAGGAGTGCGTTTATAGAAGGTCTGATAGCAGCAGACGGAAATACTGTAAGCAAAAACACCAGTCGAGTAGAGTTAAACAATGAGATGTTGGTTAATGACCTAAGATTATTGGCCATTGAAAGCTCATATGTTGTAGGTAGAATTCTTAAAAGGACAAGGACCATTCAACCCCCTAACAGCAAAGCCCCACGAGAGTTTACGAGTTGGTCTATCTCGCTAAGGAAAGAAAGTTGGCAATATAAAGGCATACATAATGTAGTAGATTACGACATAGACTTCAGAGGACTGTCATTTGATACTGTTGAAACTGTTGAGAATAGTAAGAAGCAATCTGTTTATGACATTACAGTAGAAGAGACTCACAACTTTATTGCAGATGGCTTGGTTGTTCATAATACGGCTTGGAACTTGGAAGACCTGCTACATGAACAGCTTAAAAACCCTTCGTATGATGTCCGTAAACGCTACAAGGCAATTCTTCCAGATGGAACAGCACTGTGGCAAGAAAGATGGTCTATCGAAAAGCTCATGGAACTTAAAGAGGAAGTTGGTTCAGTTGCATTTAATAAGTCTTATATGAACGAAGCTCTGTCATCAGAAGATTCTGTCTTTAAGTATGAATGGTTACAAAAAGCAAAAGAAATTGGCAAGAAACTGTCTTTTACATATACTTATCGTCCAGAATCATGGACATTACCAGTTCAGCCAAAGGCTATTGCACTTGGTGTAGATTTAGCCATTAGCGACAAAGATAGTGGAGACTACACAGCTTTTGCAGTAGTTGCAGAGCTTATGAATGGTGCGAAGATTCCATTATGGTTAGAAGAGGCTAAGTTAGATTTTGCTAAAACAGAGCGTAAGATAATTGAATTATGTGGCAGATACCAATGTGATATTGTCGTGGTAGAGAATAATGGATACCAAGCAGCACTCGTAAGGGATTTGCAAGGTAAGACATCGCTTCCGATAGTTCCGTATTCCACAGGTGGCGAGAAATATGATTTGAATGTTGGTATTAACAGTCTTGCAGTAGAGTTCGAGAATGAGAAATGGATTTTGCCTTATAACACCCAAAAAGATTCGAACGGAGACCTCCCAAGTCCTTTCACGGTCAAATTCGTAGATAGGTTGTGTGATTACATGATGAGATTTGGTTCAGGACACACAGGAGACTTGCTCATGGCTACATGGTTTGCAAATGGTGGACTAAGGCAACTGACCTTTAATAAGAGTGGCGAAGAAGGCTATGCATATGGTAGTAAGGTCGATATTCTCCACCGATGATGTTATAATTTATCTAAGGAGAATACATGAGTATATTTGATAGCTTTAAGTTGTTTAGGCGTTCAGGTTCGGGGAAGTTGCCAGGAAAACCGACGAACACGAACCAATTAGTTAGTAAATTGTATGTCAATAATAAAGTTTCAGAGATTGACTATAACGAGAATAACTATGACCTGTTCAGGGCGATTTATTACAATTCCGCAGTTAATTCAGTAGGTGTAGATTACCAAATTGCAGCTGCACTAGGTAAGCCAATAGTCAATATAGCCGCAGGTTATGTCTTAGGTAAGGGTTTTAGCGTTGAATTGGATAATCCCAACAATGATTCTTTAATTGAACAGGCAGAAGACAATATCAACCAATGGGTCAAAGACAACGAGAAAATCTTTCTTGACATTGCAAGGCATGGCTACCGTGATGGCGATGCTTATTTGCATATTGATGAGTATGGACAATTAAGCGAGTACGATGCCAGAGGCGTTGATGAAATCATTGACCCAGTATCTGGAAAGACCATTGGTTTTGATGTTAAGCGTAGAGTAGAGGAAACAGACAAGTATGGCAACAATGCAACTAGCGTTATCTATGTAAAGCAGTACCGTACAGATTCCATTAGGATTTATCGTTATGAGGAAAACCAGCCAGAGAATATTGAAACACTCTGGGAGAAGATGATTACCCGTGATGGTTATAAAGACATCCCACGAGCAGAAGATGGCACGATCGAGAATATTCCTAGAGATTACATCCGTGAGCGTAGTTTGCCTGTGATTGCCTTACATAATGAACCAGAAGCAGAAGCAGTCTATGGCAATTCAGATTACCAGAACCTATTGTCATTATTTGCTAACTATTCAGGCGTGATTAAGGCAGCTACAAAAGGCTCTAAGTACAATGCAGTGCCAACTCTGAAGATTAGAGGTCTTTCCAACCCAACCACGACAGAGCAAAAAGTATCTAGTGGTAAGAGTCTTGCAGCTCAAGCCCTTGATTACGAAGATAACCAAGAATACCAACGCTCCAACAAAGATGGTATTGAATGGGGTCAAGATAGCGTACTGTACTTGTCTAAAGATTCTGATGCAGACTTTATTAACGGCAATGGCTTCATGAACGATTTGTCCAAGGTGTTGGAAATCTACTTTTATTTGTTTGTACAAGGTTCTGAAACCCCTGAATATGTATTTGGTACAGCAGTTAGCTCAAGTAAAGCCTCAACAGACAGCCAAGCTCCTGTATTCATCACCAAGATTGTCCGAAAACAGCTTGAATTCCAGCATTTTGTTCAGAAAGTTGTCAATGCTTATATTGAACGCCGTGCTTTAATGAGTGATTATCTGTATCAGCAATTAGTCGAGAAAGCACCGTCAGTTCGTGTATCGTTCCCACCAATCGATAATGATGACGTTACGTTGTCATTTGAAAGTGTGAAATGGGCTTATGAAAACAACCTCATTACGGCAGGCAAGGCTCTGGAAATTATCCTAAGCGATCGTATTAAGGATGTGCCACAAGAAGTCCGTGAAGCTGCATTAGAAGCCAAAGAGCGTGCAGAAGCCGAACCTGCTAATTCAGACAGATTATTGACTACAATCCTCAAGCAAAGCAATAACGAAGCTCAAACAAGCTCTCAGGAAGAATAAACGCATAAATGGTGGTATCAAAACACATCAGGGGAATGTACAAGCCTTTCTTGATTGAGGCAATCCGTTTAGAGGGTGAAGTCCAAGATGTCTTAGACAAATGGGAAGAATACAATACTAGTGCCGTCATTAGGCATGCATCTAGCTCTGGTATTAGTAATCAACAGCAATTATTGCGTGAACTATTAGAGGCAGTTGTTTATTTTCTCGCACAATACAACATCGTGATGAATGTTGGCATAGAGCGTATTAGTACTGTCAAAGCAAAGCAATGCCTTGAAGAAAGTCTCCCGTTATTGCGTATGGTGCAAGACACAGAAGCTATTGAATCGTTCAACCGTGATATGAAGAATCTCCCTGCTAAGTATGCTAATTGGGCGACTATTGCAACTGGAATCTACGGATTGAGTTTTAATGATAGATTAAGAGGTGTAGAGGTCTCCACAGAGCGAACGATAAAAAACATCATTACTTTATCCACAAAGTATGGTTATGGCTCTCAAGAGGTGGTAAAGATTCTAAAAGACTATGTTAATCCTAACACTAAAGCAGAAAAGCCATTTGATATTGCCCGTAAGGCATTAGGTGCAAGCAAGCAATTCCGTCCAAAGAACGTTTTGGCAGGTTCAGTACAGACCAACTTATATGAAATCACCAGAAACGAGGCATCAGAATTATGGCGAAGTATGACAGAAACCGCATACAGAAACGCAGATTGGGTCAAAGGCTATACATGGGAGCTTAGTGGCAGTCATGTTCACTCTGGATGTGTGTGTGAGGATTATGCAGAACATGGAGTCTATTCTAAAGATGAAGAACGCCCCGAAAGTCACGGAAATTGCTGCTGCGATTGGATACCAGAGATGATGGACAGAGAAGAAATGATAAAGTTGATAGAAGAGCAAGTAACATTATATAATAGCAAGAAGGAGGCATAATATGCGTAAGATTAAAGACAGTAAAGGCAAGACATTCGCTCATGTGGTCGGCAAAGGCACTATTGAAATCAAGAGGAGCAACCAGACATTCATCATTACTGGTAAAGATTTCTCAATTCTAGGTACATCGACTTTCGCTCCTGACACAAAGGAGTTCTTGGTTGTTGAGAATGGTAAATTAGTTGAGGACGGTATTACGATCGTTGATGACTCACTCCCTGATACCAAAGAAGCAGAACAGACGACCGAAACTGAACCTGAAACCGAAGCAGATGCCTTAGCTAAATCTGAAGAAGAGTAGAGAGGAGACCTATGAATAGCGTATCTAAGTTAAGGCAAGATGCAATATACATCAAGCGTGGAGCTAATGGAGTCAAAGAGGAATTAGTTTTTACTCTGATTGATGATTCAACTGTGAAAAAGAACTTTATTGTGGAGGAATTATGATTTTTGGTGGTCAAGACTTAGATGCAGTAACAGACATCCGTATTAAAGAGGGTGATGTCAAGTACATCCACAGGAATGGTGAGAAGATTTGGTCTAAGGCAGAATCTATTCAACTAAACGATGGTGAAATGACAGCTAAAGATGCTGTCAATGTTTCAGTTGATGCAATTTATGGCAACCTAGAACAGAAAAAATACACTGGCAAGAATATTCTAAAGATATTTGGTGGAGGCATGTCAAACGGTCTTAACTCATCAGTCACAAATGATGGAACTGCAACCTACTCAGGAAAAATGACTAGCAACTGGGCAAATATTTCTAGTTATCTTGTTTTCAGTTCTCCGATACCTGTTGGAACTTACATGTTATCCATTGACCACCCACGCAACCATAAGATTATTTTCAAGTATAGAACGGCTGATAATGTATTCTCAGAAACTATTATCAACGATACGGCAACTTCTACTTCTAAAACTCTCACCACAACGCTACCAATTATTGCTGGATATCTATATATTTCTGCACCAAGTGGAACAGTACTAAAAGACACCGTTAATGTTCAGCTTGAAGCAGGCAGTACTGCTACTCCATACGAACCATACACAGGTGGCGTAACCAATCTATATGACGCTGCATCCAGTTTGCCAGTTACTGTTGACGGCTTAACCTTAAAACAAGAAGATGGAATGATTAAGTGTACTGGTGCGACTACTAAAGACAATGTCAGATTCCAAGAGAAACTAATTACCGACCTTCTCAAGAATAACACAGCCTACTCTGTGTATGCTGACACCCCTACTGCCAACCTACGATTAACTGTCAGACTAAAACGCAAAGACAATAATAATTACGAATACTATAATACTATCTACAATCAAGTATCGGTATTCACATGGGATACGGCAGTCTATTCCGAGGCTCTGGTATATCTAGTTACAGGCGAGAAGACATTCTGGAACGGCTCTAACTCAGTTTTGAGTAGGTTCGGTTTGTTTAAGGGTAGTTCGTTCGATGGCAACGATTATGCTCCAGTCGGAATGAATACCCCGACATTCGGCGAGATTAAGGGTGTAAAAGACATAACCGTCTTCTCTCAAGGTAAAAACCTCTTCGATGCTAGGTTCGGCAATCTTACTGTCAACGGAGTCGAAATTAAGACTTATGAGGACGGTTCATTCGAGTTAAACGGAACACCAACTATTGGATTTTCGCTAGTAAATGTTCTTGGCTCGAAAAGTTATATTCCAGAAGGCAAATATAAATTAAAAATCGAACATCTCGGTGGTTCAGTTGAGAAAGTTTGGCCTGGTGCTTATTTTGTCTATACTATTCCTATCCAAAGAGGTGAACAACCATATCAAGATGTATTAAGACCTGAAGACCTGAATAACTCTTCTAAAGAGTCTTCGATTACGGTAAACGATATACGTGATGATTATTATAGTCCATTTGTCTGGGTTCCGTATCATATCGAGCAAAAACAAGCTTTCTGGAATTATAAGAAATTACGACTTAGAATCACCTGTGTAAAAGAGGGCGAAAGTACAGATTTTACAGAATTTGTCAGCAGTAGTCTATCCTCGAAGCTTCCAACGCTATACAAAGTCGGAAACTATGAAGATTACGTTACTATGCGTAATGATAAGTGGTATATTGTCAGGAACGTTGGAGAGAAGAGCCTAAACGGTTCAGAAAACTGG